TCTAGTGTAGATTATCAAAAAGTATTAGAAGATCAAATATTAAGATTAAATCATAGAGCATTTAAACAGATTGCTGTTTTAGGTTCTTCATCATATCAACCATTTATGCAAATGAGACCAAGACATAGACGAGAGGTAGTAGAAGAAATATTAGACATAAGAGTTTTATCTCATATGGATTCACTTACAAGAAATCAACAAACAGAATTAGGTAAAAAGATTGTTGAAGCTAGACACCAATGTGACTTAATAGAATCAAAATACGAGTTAGAAACAAGACACTTTGAAGAACTAAAAAATAGAAGTATTGGTGATATTGATATTAAGAAAAACAAACTGCAACAAAATGATGATGCAAAAGAACAGTATCTAAGGAAAATATCCAAGCTAGATGGGGAATATAAACAACTTGAAGAAGATATAAAAGAAAAAGATAAATTTGAAAAGAAACAAAAACAATTAGAAAAGTTAGAAACAAAGATAGAACAAAATTTAAGTACACACGAAAAGAGTTTAAAATTTTTTGAAGAAAATGATAACTGTCCTACTTGTACACAACAAATACAACCAGAGTTTAAAAATGAAAAGATAGATTACGAAAAGAAAAAACTTGTAACCTTAAATGATGGTATGAAAGATTTAGTAAAAGAGCTATCAAAAGTAGAAAACAAAATTACAGATTTAAACAAAATATCAAATAAGATGTATGATATTAATATTGAGATGTCAAAACTAAATACTTCAATAGATGAAATTAAAAAGTTTAGTGATAGTTTACATAATGAAATATTGTTATTAGAAGGTAAAGAAGAAGATAGTAAAGATGTTGAAGGTCAATTACAAGAACTAAAAAAACAATTAGAAGAAACAAAACTAGACTTAAATAAAATTGTAGAAGATAAAAAATACATTGATGTTATAAGAGAGATACTTTCTGACAAAGGCGCTAAGGCAAAGATAATCAAAAAGTATCTACCTATTATGAATACACTTATAAATCAATATTTACAATCTATGGATTTCTTTGTTAACTTTCATTTAGATGAGGAGTTTAACGAAACTGTTAAAAGTCGCCACAGAGATGTATTTGATTATAATAGTTTTAGTGAGGGCGAAAAGATGAGAATAGATTTAGCATTAGTATTTACTTGGCGATCTATTGCTAAAATGAAAAACAGCGCCAATACAAACTTAATGGTACTTGATGAGATATTTGATAGCTCGTTAGATGGTCAAGGTACAGATGACTTCTTTAAGATAGTTAGAAAAATGGAAAAAGAAAATATCTTTATTATATCACACAAAGGCGACATACTATTTGATAAGTTTACAAACATTATTAAGTTTGAAAAAGAACACAACTTTACAAGGTTACAACAAACGTGAAGAAAGAAGTTAAACATATAAAAGCATATAATAAAGATGTTATTTCTTGGCAAGAAATTTTAGAAAATTTTAATGATTCTGTAAACAACCAAGAGTTAATAAAATTCCAAGATTTTGGTTTTTATGTATCCCATAGAGCCGATAGAATTAAAAGACTAAAACCTGTAATGAAAGATGTAAATTGTAATTATGCTCATTTGTATTTTAGTGTAATGTCAAAATCAAAAACATTTGGAAAACACAAAGATACTTCAGATGTTTGGTTTTGGCAGTGTCAAGGTAAAACAAAATGGAAAGTCAAAGGAAAAGAATATATACTAAACCCAGGCGATTTAATATTTGTACCAAAAGGGATAATGCATAATGTTACTTCATTAACACCAAGGGCAGGAATATCAATGAATAATGTATTACAAGAAATAGATAAGGAGAACTAATGAAAGAATTGAAACTAATACCACCGAGCGATCCAAGAGTACAAACAGCAATCGCACCTTTTAATGATGATATGTTAAAAGACGAAGGATTTAAAGATAGAAAAGAACTAACAGAAGCTATGTTTAAGACTATGAAAAAGTATGGTGGTATCGGTATGACTTGTAATCAAGTAGGTTTACCATTTAATATGTTTGTTCTTGGCGATCATTTACAATTAGAAAATGGTTTAAAGATGGCTTGTTTTAATCCTATGATTATATCAAGTAGTGAAGAAACTACTGTTATGAAAGAAGGTTGTTTAACTTTTCCATTTGTTTTTTTATCAATTACAAGACCTCGTAAAGTTGTTGTAAAATACGAAGATGAAAATGGTGACTTACAAGAAGGTCATTTAGACGGTATGTTTAGTCGTATCTTTCAACACGAATATGACCACGTTATGGGTTTAAATTTTACAGATAAAGTATCTAAATTTAAACTAAAGAGAGCGTTTGATAAAGCTGAAAAGATGATGGATATAATGAAGAAAGACCCAAATGCCAAAGTCGTTGAGAAAGTCTAAAACATTTATACACGTGAATCAACACGTGATTCGTAGTAATAAAAAACACGGAAAAGACGATCCAGTTATTACAATAAAACAAGGTAGTAAAAATACATACTGCCACGAAGTAGAAATACAAGGACCAAGTAAAGTAATATATGGTGGTAATGAAAAACCACTATTAAATTGTGGCGCTAGAGTAGTTATTGAAACTGACGCCAGCGTTGACATTATTAGATAAATCTGATAATATAATATACATTATGTACAAACCATACTTTCTAAAAGACGTTATTGATAATTCGAATAAAGAACTATTTACTGTCATCTCTACATTTGCTGGTGGTGGAGGTTCTTCTACAGGTTATAGACTAGCGGGTGGAAAGATATTATGTGTAAATGAGTTTGTCGAATCAGCACAAGAAACATATAAATCAAATTATCCAAATACACCAATATTACCACAAGATATAAAACAATTAAAAGGTGAAGACTTCTTAAAAGCCGCTGGTATTCAAAAAGGCGAATTAGATATACTTGATGGTTCACCACCTTGTTCAGCGTTTAGTGTTGCTGGTAAAAGAGAAAAAGGTTGGGATCAAACCAAGACTTATTCAGATGGTAAACAAGTAGAAAATATAGAAGACTTATTCTTTGAATTTACAAGAATTACAGGTGAGATAATGCCTAAAGTAGTAATTGGCGAAAACGTTGCTGGTATTACTATGGGAGAAGCGAAAGAATACTTTAATAGAATAGTAAATGAGTTTGGTAAACTAGGATATGAAGCAGTAGGTAAAGTATTAAATGCTGCTGACTATGGTACACCTCAAGGAAGACAAAGATGTTTCTTTATCGCTGTAAGAAATGATATAATGGATAAGGCAGAGTTAAACTTTATGACTATGGAAAATGAATTATATCCAGAACCACATAAACAACAAGTATCATTAAAAGAAGCAATAGAAGATGTACAAAATGATGAAGAAGAAGAAAAACAATTATATGAATATGTACAAGGTGGTTTCCAAAAGAAGTGGGTAGAGATATTACCATTTAATCCTAATAGACACATTAAACCTAGTGAAAACGATATAAGAATTATACCAAAAGATAAATGGCCTGAATATAAAGAAATGGGTTTCCAAGAAAAAAATGCGAAGCCAGTAGTATCAAACTCTAATACTACAATAGATCAACTAATGAAAACAGATGTTAAACATTATGAGTGGGACACAGATAAAGAATATTACTATGTAGATATTAACTATAAGAAATCTATGTTTAATATGATAAGACCTGCCGTTGATAAACCTTGTCCAACACTTACACAAAGAGGACAACAAATGAGTGTATCTGGTGTATTTCATTATAATAAGAATAGAAAGTTTACAATAAAAGAATTGATAAGAATTATGGGATTACCTGATGACTATAACTTACAAGGTAAATTTGACCAGAAGGCAGAACGAATCGGACGTATGGTAGCGCCACTAATGATGAAGAATCTAGCGTCAAATATATACGAAAAAGTGTTAAAAAGAACAAAATAAGAACATCATACCTCAAAAACACTAGTAAAATCAACGCAAAATAAAGGGTTGACTTTTAGATTGCGACCTGATAGATTAGCTAGTATGGACACACAAACAATTAATTTAGACACAAAATCAGTTCTCGCAAAGTTAATCGCTACCGAGAATATTTCAGTACAACATAATAAAGTTAAAACCGCTTCATTTGATACGAAGAATAGAGTTTTAACATTACCAGTATTTAAACAACCTAAGGGTGATGTTTATGATATGTTAATCGCACACGAATGCGCTCACGCTTTACATACACCAACAGATGGTTGGGCTAAGATCGCTGATGATAACGAATTAAGATCATATGTTAATGTTTTAGAAGATTGTAGAATTGACAGAATGATACAAAAACAATACCCAGGTGTAGTTAGAAACTATATCAATGGTTTTGATTTATTAGAAAAACAAAATTTCTTTGGTACTCACGGAAAAGATATTAATAAAGACTATATGTTAATTGATAAAATTAACTTATACTATAAGTCTTCAAAAAGATTGCCGTTCATTTTTTCTCCTGATGATGTTAGTTGGTTAAGTAAGGTTGACGCATTAAAAACTTTTGATGATGTTGTCAACCTTGCCAAAGACATATTAGATTGGCAGAAAAAACAAGTTGAACAATTAAAAAAATTACCTGATTTTGATTCACACGTTATCGCTGAAAATTATGACTTAAATGGTCACGGTGAATTAGATGATGATGTTGAAATAGACACTAATACAGATTCTAATAAATCTAGTGAAGATAAAAACGAAGATGCAGATAATAAAGAATCTAATGAGTCAGAAAGTAATGATGAAGATAAAACAGATTCTAATGAATCGTTTGGTGTTACAGAAGAAGCTCAACAAGGTGGTGGTCAAGGTGTTGCGCCACAAAAATTAATTTCTATTACTAACGAATCTTTAGAAGATAAAAAATCTAATTTATATGATGGTGAAAAAAATTATTCTTACTATACTTTACCAAATACAAATTTAAATAAAGTTATTGTTTCAAATAAACAATTCTTAAAAGATATGAAATCATATGCGTTTAAAGAAATCAAACAATATTCTATGTATGGTAAATATTACAATTGGTTAAAAACTCATTATAAAGAATTTAAAAATGACAATAAGAAAACAGTTAATTATCTAGTTAAAGAATTTGAGATGAAAAAAGCGGCGACTGCTTATAAGAGAGCGTCTACAGATAAGACTGGTATTATTGATCCTCTTAAATTACCATCTTACAAATATTCAGATGATATATTTAAAAGATTAACTATTTTACCTGATGCTAAAAATCACGGTATGATGATGTTACTTGATTGGTCAGGTTCAATGTGTAATATATTAAAACAAACAGTTGAACAGTTAATGAACCTAGTTTGGTTTTGTCAGAAAGTTAATATACCTTACGAAGTTTATTTATTTACAAGTGAGTATGGTGGTGATGATAGACACTCTCAAAATTCAGGTCACTTTGAATACAAATATGGTGACGTGATGTGCGATAAAGTAAATTTAGTTTGTGTTGCAAATAACAAAGTTAAGAAGACAGAATTAGATGAGTCTTTAATGTGGTTGTATCATATGGCACTTGCGTATGATGACAGATTTTCTAATAGTTACTTAAATAAAAATTACGAAGGTGAAATGTTATATATGCCTCACAGTTATTATTTGGGTACTACTCCATTAAATCAAGCACTAATCGCTTTTGAAAAAATGATACCTATGTTTAAGAATAAAAACAAAATTGAAAAAATGTCACTAATCACTTTAACAGATGGTGGCGCAAACTTTACATTTGGTTCTACTGTAGGTGATGAGGGTAAAGAAGTTAATTCAGGTCACGGTAAACCAGTTATCAAAGTTGGTAAAAAACAATACACAGTTGCTGATGAGGGTAGATATTATTCAAGTGATATTTACACTGGTTTACTTTTAGATATTATAAGACAAAGACACGGTATATCAACTATTGGTTTCTATGTTACTAAAAGATTAAGAGGTTATGATACTGAAAGATTTGCTAGAGGTTGTAAGAATTGGGAAGAAAGATATAAGAAGACTCAAAAAATTAAAAGTTGAGAATACGGATTTATCAAATATTAAAGATAATATGAAATCAAGTGGTATCGCTAGAGTGTTTAAAAAGTCTATGAAAGGGCGAATCACTAGTAGAACTTTGCTAAATCAATTTATTCAGGAGGTTGCATAGTGAAAAACACTAGTAAAATCAATCCAATTTATGGGGTTGACTTTTATGTAAATCCTGATATTATTATATTATAAACTATGAAAAGAAAGGACAAAAACACTATGATTGATTTAAGAAACGATCAAAAAGTATTTGTTGAAGAAGCTTATAAA